TTCATCCCAACTTATGTTTCTATAAATTTCTGTTTCTGAAGGTCTAGCAACAGGAGGTTGCCATTCAAATTCCGAATCTAATGTCCAACTAGCAAAAGGTTGTTCATGTATAAAGACATCATTTACTGGATCGTAACTCATACCAATTCCAGCAAATCTTTTTCTAAAATTATCATTATAAGAAGTTTGAACCCACTTAACACCGTTAAAAGAAAGTTTGACTGTTTTTTGTCCAAAGTGATTTGCTGCTGTCTCCTCTTGATCGCCGCCATTATCACTTATATCTTTGTTGCATGCTACAACAACTCTTAAAACTTTATTATTAGAATCTAATTCTGCAAAGTGTGCCATTATATTTTTAAAGTCCCCGATACTGTAAATAGTGCTACTTGATCTCCCCCCACAGAGGAAATTGTATTTGTTGGAGGTGTTACTGAAAATATAGCATCAGAAGGTGCCCGTAAAATAATAATACCAGATCCACCATTTCCACCCGGTTGATATGGAGCGCCTCCCGCTCCGCCTCCGCCTCCAGTATTTGTGCCTCCTGCCCCTCCAGCAGGTCTTGTTCCAGCAGCTCCACTATTTCTAGCAGATCCACCACCTGTTCCTAAAGTTCCACTTGGGCTGCCAGCTCCTCCGCCGCCGCCAGGTCCGCCATTTCCATGTGAGAATGGTCCTGGAGGAGAACCACCATTTCCACCGCCACCACCTGAATAAGTGTAGCCGTTACCATCAATATTATTTGAACTTCCAGAGCCACCGTTTCCACCGATTCCTGACCCTCCCCATGGAGATCCTGAGCCGCCAGCTCCTCCGCCACCAGCTCCATTCCATGGTCTATGATTAGCGTTACCACCTGGGTTTCCTTGTGAAGGTGATACAGGAGGAAAATTACCTGATCCACCTGTTACTGTGCCATCTGCAGTTCCGTGACCTGCTCCGCCACCCGATCCTCCTGGTATACCTGATGGGTTTGGTGCTCCTGTACCAACACCTGAAGGTGCTCCCGCACCACCACCACCTGAAGAAAATTCAGATGGATGACCGTCCA